ACGAGGAGCCGGACGAGGCGCGCAACCGTTCGATGTACCCCAGATCGACAAGCTTCCGCACCGCGATCGACGCGGAGGCTTCGGACATCCCCAGGGCGTATTCAATCTCGACCAGCTTGACGGCCCGGTACTGCTGCACATCGAGGTGGTGAAAGAACCACGTATAGACCTCGCGCGGATTGCCTTGGAGCGCGCCGTCCTGCATCGCGGTGACGGCGGCGGGCAACACCGGCAAGATCGACGCGCCGCTGTCACTCACCGGCGTGAGACTCCGGAGACACCGCCTCGATCCGACGCGCCGCGGCGCCATACTCGCGCGTGATGAGGGCGTGCGCCTCGTCGAGCGTCGCGCCCTCCGGATGCTCGGCCACGGCGAGCCGGTTCAGACGCTTCGCCACCAACGCGTCGGACGAGGTCCAACCCTCGCCGGCGACGAACGACGCGACGGCGCCGTGGACTGTGTATTCAGCGCTCGCTGGGGGCTGGGGGATCGGAAACAATGGCGGTGCTTCCGATGCGTTCGTATCGCCCGTCTGTTCGTCGATCATGCGACTCTCCGTGAAGGGGTAGACCGGCCGTTCGCGGCCCGAGCGGCGGCGAACTGTCGCGCGCGCGCCGCAAGGAAGTCCGCGGCGTCTTTCGCGTTCGCCGGGAGCACGCGCACCGTCATGACACACCGACAGTTGTACTCGATGCCTTCGACGCCGGTCCCGTCGCCCGGCACCATATCGCCATTCGCGAACGGCTCGTCGATCGGCACCGTGTTCCCGTGCAGCTCGTGGTGCGTGGGGCGTTCACGCCCGTCGAGCGTCGTGATCCAGGTTTTGACGATGCGCGACCGCTCGATCTTCAGGTCGTCAGCCATCTGGTTCCACGCCGCGTTCTGCGTGTTCCGGATCGCCATGAGCGTCGTCGTCCGACTCCACGTCTCGGCGCGCCAACTTTGCAATTGGCGGAGATAGGCGGATTCCATCGCGGTGAGCTGCGCGTCCGTGATCGGCGCGCCATCGATCGCCTTCACGAGCGTCCGGTCGAAGCGCGCATCACGCAGCGCGCGCGTCAGTGCCGCTCGGGGGTCGGTCCGAATCTGCGCGGAGAACGAGGCGAGTAACCGGGCGTCGTAGTCGGTGAGCCCGATGAACTGGCGTCCGAGACGAGCGGTCACGCGAGGGTTCACGCCCAGGCGGAGCCCGTTCGCCAGCACGTCGATTAGCCCGTCGTTGATCGCCGCCGCGACGGGCGCAATCCGACTCAACATCAGCGCGCGGAGCGACTGTGCTGCGCTCGGCGAGCCCGGAATGAATGAGAAATCGACGTGCACGATCGACGCGATCTCTTTCGCGGTCTCGGGGCCAACGTCGGATGCCACTTGTGCGACCGCCACGGTGAGATCGTGCGCGAATTGCGCGGTCGCGTCAGCAGGAAGGAGCGCCGCGACGGCGCCAGCGACATCGCCGGAGGCCAACGCTTCGGCTGCGGCATCGATGTCGCCCGACTGCGCGAGCTTCCGGAGCGCGCGTTCGTACGCGGCACGCATGGCCGGCGCGAGGTTCCGAGCGAGCCGTTCGAGCGTGGCCAGGGCGCGGGCTTGCTGGGGTGTCATTCGCTCGCGTACCCGTCTTCGAGTTTGAACGCGGCTTTGAACTCTCGCTCGCGCACCCGCCCCGCGGCCGTCGAAAGTGCCAGATCGGCGATGCGACTCGCCGCCATAACGCACTCGTCGCCGTCGAGACTCACGAGCGTCAGCACGCGATCAATCCGCCGCTCGTACCAAGCGCTGTAGGCGGCCGTAAGTTCGTCCCAATGATCGGGCATCACGCGATGCCATCCGCCGTTCTCGATCGCGTAGAGGCAGACCCACGATCCAAGATCGTCGGCTGATTCCGTGTTCCCCATGTCTCTCACGCGCCGACCCCAATGCGCGGCCCGCGGCGGAACAGTCGATCGATCGCCCGGCGCCACCACACCCGCGCCCGGAGATGCCGGTCGTAGTCCGCGATCACTTCGGTCAATACCGGCCGCAAAATCACGCGCAACCGATCGTCCATGAGCGCGATCGTCTCTTCAACCGTGATGAAGTCCTTCGGGCGCTTGTGATAGCCGCCGACGTGCCGCGCGGTTGATGCCGTTCGCGCGTCGCGTCTGCCGTCGAGCTTTCTGTCGCTCGTCCGGTCGCTCACGCGGCCTCCTTCGTTGCGGCCGACCCATCGGTCGCGGGATCGCCGGTCGTCGCGTCGTCCACCGCGGCAGCGCGACGGTTGGCTTCCGCTTGCGCCTCGGCGTCCGCTTTCGCCGCGTCGACGGCGTCAAGAATGGCGGCGGTCGTTTCGGGATCAGCGTCTTCCGGCAATTCGCCGTGCTGGAGCGCGTACCGCATTTCATCGCGCGTGATCGCGCCCTCTTTGTACGCCTGGAGGCACACGGTCACGAACGCCGGATCGACCGGGGAGCCCGCGAAGTCGCGGTTGACGAGCACCGAGCCGCCGGACGGCAGCTTGAGGAACGCCGCCATGTCGGCGAGTGCGCCTTCGAGCGTGTCCTGAAGAGCTCGGGCGGCTCGCGACAGGCGCGCGTTGCGCTGCCGCGCGATCTGGGCCGCTTGTGTCGCCGTCATGGTGCGCGCGTGCGCCAGATCGCCCGACGCGGCGACACCGCCCTGCTGCTGAATGGCGAGCCCGATGTCGGCGAGCCGCTGGCGCGTCGCCGGGATCGCGGTCCCCTTCGGCTCGAGATATTCGGCGCTCCCGTTCTCCGGGAGTCCGATGCCGTTGCTCATGTCGAGCGTGGCGCCGGGCGGCAGTCCTTTGATGACCGGGACCGGGATATTCGTCTTGTGCATGACGGCCGCGTAATCCGACCGCACCTGCGTCTCCTCGATCGCCGTGGTCGCGAGGCCGTAGAGAAAAGGGCGCGTGTGCAGCATCCCGAACTTGGGACCGCAGTAGCAGACCCGGAGGGGAATGCGCTTCGGGCCGACGATGCTGTCGGCGGCCACCTGCACTACCGAGCGGACGCCGGTCGCGTCCACGTGCTCCCGCCAGAGCTGCCACACGATCGCACCGAGACCGATCGCGAATCCGTCGGCGTCGCGCGTCACCGCTTGGCTCACGACGAGGTACTGGCAGACGGGCTTTGTACCGTAGAGCCCATCGTCGATGGTGACGTGCGACCGCCGGACGAATTGCGTGAGCGCCTCGACGCCGCCGATCCGTTCGGAGCGCCACGAGATGATTTCATGCGCCTGCACGAGCGTCCAATACGGCCGAAGATTCGCCTGCTGCTGCTCGTCGAGGCGCGGGCGGTAGTTGGGCTGGATCGCGGGGAAATCGGTCCAGATCGCGACGTGTCCCAAGTGCAGGCCCGACTCCAGGGCGGCGTTGGCGAAGACGTGCCAGTGCGACCCTTCGCCGTCGACGTCTTCGAGCAGCGACGCCATCTCCTCCGGCACATCGTCCTCGAGCTTGGGCGGCTCCGCGAACACGAGCCCGACGTGATCGGTGAGCGTTTGCTCGTAGTCGGTATTCGCGAAGGTCATGTTGACCCGCGCATCCCAATCCTTTGCGTCTTCCGATTCGAACCGCGGGAGATAGAGCGCGCGATTCCGCCGCATGGCGTCCGTGCCCTCGCGCACATCTTCCACGCGCTGCCACCGCGCGTGCTGCTCGCGGTAGGCCGGACATTCGTAGTCAGGACTGCTCGGGTTCGTGACGTTGGAGCCGCCCGAACCCGAGAGGATGCCGGTGCTGCCTGACCCGCCAATGTTGGGCGTGTTTGATGAGGAGTCAGCCATGACAGAGTCCTGAAGATTCCTGGAGAGTCCTAGTAGACCGCGCGGAAGTTGTAGGCCTCTTGCGAGACGACGGGGAACCGGTAGACGACGTAGTAGCCCAAGGCATCCGAGATGTGCGTGAGCTTGGGGTCGACCTTCTTGTCGATCTCGCCCGTGCCACCTTTGAGCGTGCGCACGCCTTCCAGGTCGCGGACGACGTGCGGCGCCGAGGCCGGATCGACCAGGAGACGCATCGTCCCGTCGCTCGCCCGGACGCGGGAGTTGAGCGCGTTGACGCGGGCGCGCTCTTTCGGGTTCGCCGAGGGCACGCAGACGACGAGGCGCGAGCCAAAGCCCGTCAGGCCGGTCGCCGGATCACCGTCCCGCAGCATTGCACGCGCGATGTCCCAGTCGGAGCCCTGGACCTGCGCGGTCCCGCGCGCGCCGCCCGTCGCATCGCCGTAGAGCTCGACCCGTCCGCCGTGTTTCCCCCAGTCGGCGAGCAGCCGGCGACAGACCGCCGGCGTGTTGCTGTTGTTCTCGATCCAGACTTCGCCGATGACGGCCGTTCCGGTCTGGCCGTTGGGCAACGGCAGTTCCTGGCAGATCGCCGCGACGCCGGGCGCGACGTTGAAGTCAAGGCAGAGGATCAGCGGCTGATCGGCGTTGTACTGATCGCGCACCTTCACCTTGTTCGCGTCGGCGAAAGCGTAGTACGCCCGGCCCTCGAAGTTGACGAACGACGCCTCGTACTCTTGTTGGAACGTGAGCTCGTCCAAATCGCGTCGCGCCGCTTCGATCTCGGCGGCGGGCAGGATGTCGGCGCTCGTCCAGTGAAAGCGGCCCCACTCGCTCTGTGGACCTTTCTCCGCGAGTTCTGCTTGCGCGCGCTGGTCGGTATCGTAGTAGTGATTCCGGCCTTCGGGCACGCCGATGAGATCGCACCAGCCGTTCCGATCCGACAACGCCGGGCGGACGTTCTCGCCCCACGCCTGCGGCTTCATGTTCGCGTATTCGTCGATCACGCCGCCGTCCCATGGCGCCCCTTCGATGCGTTCGGCCTTGTCCATCCCGACGAGCGCGATCTCGCCGCCGTGCCAGAGCGGGATCACGAGCTCGGATTCGGACGGCGTGCCCCGCATCGCGTCTTTCGGCACCAGGCGCTTCAAATCCTTCCATGCGATCCGCTTGACCTGGCCGTAGGTCGGGGCCGAATAAAAGAAACGCGGGTTGTCGAAGCCCGTCCCTTTTACCGCGCGACGGACGAGCCGGCGCTTGGCGATTTCCGTCTTCCCCGATCGGCGGCCGGCCGGGACGACGTTGAAGCGGTGCGCGCTCCGGTAGAACGCCGATTGGATGGCGTGCGGACGCAGCACGGACCAACGCGGATGGAGCAGGGGAGAGGGTGCGACGCTCGTCATGGTGCTCACGCCGCGACCGCCGTCGAATCGTCCATCGCGGCGATGCCGGCCCGAATGCGCGCGATGCGCTCTTCCTCGCTCACCGGGGGCTCCGGCCGCTCGTCGAACATGCCGAGATGCTTCGCGACGTTGGCCAAGGCGGCATGTTGGTCGTGCATCTTCACTTCCAGCCCGTCTTTCGTCGTCTTGACGCCGGCGTACAGCGTGAGCGCCGCGGGCGAGAGATGGCGCGTGTCGTGCGCGAACGGCCGCTCAACGCCTTCCCCGAAGCACTCAGGGCAGTTGGGGTGCGGCGCGACCGTCGCGTTGTAGCCGATGCCGCCCTGCTCGTCGAAGGTCTCGGTGCTGTTCTTTGTCTGGGTCGCTTCCCACAACGACCGAGCGCGGTCGAGTTCCCGCGGCGTATGCTGATACTTGAAGTCCCGACCGTGGCAGTAGCGGCAACAGGTCCGCCGGTACTCGATCAACTCGCGCGGGTCGGCGGTCGCGATGAGCCAGAAGCGCCGCAGCACGGCGTCGACGGTGATCTGTGTGCGCGCGGATCGCTCGGCCATCGCCGCCTGGATCGCGGCCTGCACACCAGCATTCACCAGCAGCCGCGGCCCGTTCCGGTTGGCAACGACCTCGC